TTAATCTTTGCAACAAATTAGATTTTTTTACATGAAAACCAACTCATCCAAATTAATGCCAGAGTCTTTACTTTCACCTGTGGAAAAGCTTCCTGACATCATCAGGACAAGATTCTTATATTATGCAATCAAGAAAATTCTGAATTCTTTTTACAAAATGTCCTGCAATCGAAATAAAATCTCTCACATTGTTCAGGAGAAAGATGATGACACTGAAGAAGAGAATTTTTCTGAAGACTTCTTGAAAGGCGTTTACTCGTACATTTCTGGCAAAGCATTGAAGAACTACGAAGAAGCCTTGCTCTTGTCATATGGAGGCATTTATCACAATAAAGAAAAATCAGACAACGTAGCATCAAACTTACAAATATATAGAAAAATGACTAAGGAAGAGCTAAAGCTGAAGGTTGAAGAAAAAGAACAACTTATGGAGGGCTATGATGTGGAAGACTCACTAAAGATGCCACCACACGGATTTTCTGGGACACATTTGAGAAATTGTGGACTGGCATTGTTAGGTGACATGAAGAAACGAGGATTGAGCTTCGGAGACTTACAACAGAGGATTGGAATAGCTCTAGACAAAGTCACTTATGAAGAATTAGCCACATTCAAAGCTAGCTTGGATTCAAAGCATTTAGAGCTCAATAGCACAGATGAAGATTTCTCAAAAGCGTATCCTGATTTGAAATTCAATTCAAAGTCCAAAGATCAGAAGGGCAAATATTTGTATGGGAAAACATCAAAAGCCTTGGAAGGTGTGTTGAGTGTGCTGACTCATGTTCACACGGATGAGAACGTTAAACCATTTCATATAATTTCTGATATAATCAAAGAATGCAACAAAAGAGGTGGCATAGTTGCTATCTTATTCAAAAAGGCTCAATTTGGTTCTGTCCGGGAAATTTTCATATTGACCATGTTTGCCAGAATCGTCGTCAAGTTCGTTGAGACTGTCTCGAGAACTGTTGCTGAGTGTTGTCCTAATGAGTATTTAACAAAAGGATCTTCTAAACTGAACTCTACTCCAAATCATTATAACAAAGTCAGAGCTATGAAGAAGAATGATGATGTGACTCTAAACATGTTTGATTCTCTAGATTGCAAAACTTGGTGCCAAAACTTCACTTTCCCAGCTTTTGGTAATCTTTTTTCTGTGATTTTTAGAGAATGGCCAGAACTTTCAAATGTGATAAGAGTGGTTTTTAATATGGCTAGTGCAAAAAGACATGAAATGACAGAAACACTCATGACATTATTTGTAAAAAAACAAGAAGAAAAATCAATTTCAGAATCAATGAATGTTTTGAAAGATGAATTTCTATCCAAAGATGGAGGCTCACTGAACAACGGTGACCAATCAATTTTTGTGCAAAATGTTTCCAATTTCATGCAAGGCATTTTTCACTACACTTCAACTGTTCTTCACTCTTCTCATCTCATTATGATGTCCAAAATCATTAGATCATATGTTAAAAAAGGTGAAAATTGCATTAGAGCCTTAGTGCACACAACAAAAGCATCTTCTGATGATGGTTCTAGCTTATTGTCGGTTATAGTTAAAGGTTCAAACAAGAAAGACGTTCTTAGATTGAGAGGAAAGTTATTAGTTGCAAGTGAAATGTTGACTAGGTCTTATCCCTTAGCTTGTGCTTGGATAGGAAATCCCAAAAGTACTAAATTTGTAGAGAACGGAGTAGAAGAGTTTAATTCCTTATGGTCTTTTAGAAACACTGTTTTATCAGTTCCTAGCAAATTCACAGCAGCTGCTGTCTGCCCAAAAATAACTAGAAGTACAATAGAAAGACATAGAGTAGATCACAACTCTTTGAATGCTTGCGTTGAAAATGGTTGTTCTATGCGTTTGACCAAAATAATTGAAGTTGCTTGTGCTATAAATCATTACGGAATCATAGGCTTAGACTCATATTCAAGTAAAGTTTGGAGTAATTTAGTTCAGAACCTGATGCAAGTTCCACACCCAGCATCTTGGTT